GTAGTTGACCGGTTGATAGTCCGGTGCTAGTATCAGTGTGTTGCTCATAAGAATATTTATATGTGTATATTTTGGTAAGTAAATGTATGTCAAAAAGTTTAGAAGGCGTACTGATCAAGGCCCCCCATCGCCGCCATCACTATACCGAACAACAAATCGATGAGTTTTTAAAGTGTGCAGATCCTGTCACAGGACCTCACTATTTTTTGTCTCATTTCTTTTTTATCCAGCATCCGTTGTATGGCAAGATGCTGTATCAGCCCTATGAGTTCCAAGATCGACTAATAAACACATACCACAATTATAGATTCTCTATCAGCATGATGCCTAGGCAAACGGGTAAATCAACCTCGGCCGCAGGTTATCTTTTATGGTATGCCATGTTTGTTCCGGATTCAACAATCTTAGTTGCGGCCCACAAATATCTTGGCGCACAGGAGATCATGCAACGTGTGCGATATGCCTATGAGGCCTGTCCTGACCATATTCGAGCAGGTGTTACAAGTTACAACAAAGGCAGTTTAGAGTTTGACAATGGTAGTCGTATTGTAGCACAAACCACTACAGAAAATACTGGTCGTGGTATGTCTATTACACTTCTATACTGCGACGAGTTTGCGTTTGTGAGACCCACCATTGCCAAAGAGTTTTGGACTTCTATTACACCCACACTGTCAACAGGTGGTAAAGCTATTATTACATCAACTCCAAACTCTGACGAAGATCAGTTTGCACTGATTTGGAAGATGGCCAACAAGTTAGAAGACGAGTATGGCAACGAAACGTCTATAGGACAAAACGGATTCAAGGCATTCCGTGCATTCTGGAGAGAACATCCTGATCGCGATGATGCCTGGGCAAGTCAGCAACGTGCTATACTTGGTGAAGAACGTTTCCGGCGAGAAATGGACTGCGAGTTTATCATTGATGATGAGACCTTGATTGCTCCAATCAAGTTGCTTGATCTTAAAAGCAGTGACGTTCTTTACAAAACTGGTCAGGTCCGTTGGTTCCGCAAGCCTGAAAAAGAAAGATACTATGTGGTATCTCTAGATCCTAGTCTGGGCACAGGTGGCGACCCAGCAGCCATACAGGTGTTTGACGCCAACACCACAGAGCAGGTGGCCGAGTGGCGCCACAACAGAACCACCATACCAGAGCAAGTGCGTATTTTGGCTGATATTTGCAGGCACATTAACGAAACAATAAAAGATGCCAAGAGCATTTACTACAGCATAGAAAATAATACCATTGGCGAAGCCGCACTGATCTCCATTGCAGAGTACGGAGAAGAAAACATACAGGGGTATTTCCTCAGCGAAAGTGGCACCGGCTCAGGACGTAGATACCGCAAAGGTTTCAATACCACAAACAAGCCCAAACTTGCGGCCTGTGCTAAAATGAAAAACTTGATTGAAACTAACAGGATGAAAATACATTCTGCTGGACTGATTTCTGAGCTCAAGAACTTTATTGCACATGGAGTAAGCTATGCCGCAAAAGTGGGCGAAACTGACGATTTAGTCATGGCAACTGTGCTGGCTGTGCGTATGATGCAACTACTACAGAGCTATCACACCGAGCTTGATACCCAACTGCGTGATCACAGCGACACGATTATAGAACCCATGCCCTTCATAGCGACCTTCTAATAAATACAGTACTATGAGTCAATCCAACACAGCCGCACAACAACTATATGATCTTCTTGTTTCTAGAGATTTTGAGCCCGAAGCTCTAGATTCTCTGGGCAAACCCGCTGCCAGTCCTGCCGATGCAGAAATCATCAGCTTTGATTATCGCACAGATCAGCAAAACTACGGTGCTGTGGTCATGGTGCTGGATGGAGAAAATAACTTAGACATCTATTTTGGTGACAACATGGGTCGTGCCATGGAAGGTGACGATCGCAAAGATTGGTACGATTTTTTGTACCTAGTGCGTATGTTTGCCAAACGAAACTTGTTGACTTTTAGTTTAAAAAATCTATCTCGCCTCAAATACAACATGAAAACCATGGCCGCTGTAAAAGAGAGTATCTTTGAAAGCTACTATGGCACACGCAAGGTCAGCTACAGTGACCAACCTCAAAAGACTCGATTGCGTATCAAACACAACAGAGATCTTGAAGAAGGTGATGCTAGATATCGTAACATTGACAGCATCTATGTTGAAACAGATGAAGGTGAACGTTTTAAAGTTCCTAGTCGTAGTCTTGTGCATGGCCGCATGCTGGCACGTCACGTGGCTGAGGGCGGAAATCCCTACGATGCATTTGGACAACATATCAATGAAGTGGTTGAAGAAATGCGTACTCTAGCAAACTTTGTCAGAGTAGCCAAACACAAAAACTATGACGGTGATGCGGCTCACATGGTTGAAGCCGCTGTGAGACACTACACAGATCTCAAAGCCAAGGCCAAACGATTGATCAGTCGTAGAGGGTACCACGAAGAAAGAAATGCCTTTGATCCTGCACAAATCACTACAGTTGACGAAGCAGTAGAAACCATCCGTGAACTATTTGTCCAGCAAAGTCTAGACCCTCGAATAGAACAGGCATTGCCTGTGCTGGCCAAACTGCAAGAAGCACCACTGAAAGAAGCTGACATCTTTGAAACCTGGGCCAGCCGTGTCATGGAAGGCACATGGTCTTTGCCAGATACTCCAGAATCAGCAAAGAAGATGCAGGATCTCATGAGCAAGCCTCTAGTGGTAGGGCCAGATGCAATGTATGCCACTGAACAACTGTACGATTTAGTCGGCGACGATATATTGTTTGATATACTCAAAGACATTGCTGATAAAAACCCTGACGCCAACGCTTGGGATGATTCTCGGGTGATGCAACGCTTGGTCTCTTTGGGTATTCCATCAGATCAACAAATGGCTACCACCGACAAAGCATTGGATTCGCAAGAACAACAACCAGTCAATGAAGGTCAATGCAACATGACTGCAGAAGGCACTCAGTGTCCAGTGCATGGATTGAATGAGTGCGGAATGCACGAAACAGTAGATTTAACACGCTTGAAATCACTTGCGTCTGTGTAATGGGCGTGTATCGCATTAACCAACAGCTTTGGCAGATACAGTCGTATTTTGCCAAAGATCGATTTCAAGAAATCAAACAACTCTATCGCAAATCTCGCATGCCATTTTCCATGCAGTACGATGATAGATTGTTGACACCTTGGAGCGACAGTCCTGAAGTACAGGACATTGTACAGCAAGAACAAGAAAGAATAAGTTCAATCATTGGGCAACGTATAAGCCCGCAAGTGGCTTATATCAGCATAGACCTTCCTGGCAGTTCAATCATGATGCATAGGCTACATCCTGACATCTATGTACAAGTACAGATTGTCATGTCCGAAGAACCAGATTCAAGAATGAGTTTTGCTTTCTGCCACGATCGAGATGTGAACGATACGTCTGAAATAGATTACCAACCAAACCGCAAGCTAACAAGGCATGATGTAGACATTGTACATTACGAGCCAAACACGGCTTCAATATATGTTAACGATCCAAGAGGTTTCAATGGCATGATCGACAGAGTCCCTAACAACTCAATACGCGAAGTTTTGGTATTGAGTTATACTCGAGAATACTGAAACATTACACTGGTTCTGGTGTCCCAGCTACCGTCAACTCTATGCAGTTTAAAATCTGAGTTCAGGTTGAGATACCCATTGTTTGGCTTGAATTTAATCCGAGTTGGTGGGTCCACATGCAAGAACTTTGCACCTTGTGCCATCAATGCCTCTCCATTTGTTGTATCTAAATATTCAACAATCTTTGCAGTAGTTGGCATATGAGGTTCAGACCTAATCTCATTTCTTAGAGCAGAGTTTAGGTAAACTTGATACGAAACAAAAATTTCTTTTGCATCAGCGTGTGTTTGACACCCAAATGTAGGCAAGTCTATCCAATATTTGGCAGTCATGAATGATACCTGGTGCCCTACTATGGTAGAAATCGCATTGGACATAGCACTGCCTACTTCGTTGATAAACAAGTAATCTTTGCTGGGATAAACAAGTTCTAGCCGTTTTTTGAGTCCACCGCAGGAAAATAAATTTTCTTCAACGTCAATAATGTTTCTTAACCTTTGGTAAGTCTGCGGCCCAAAGCATTGATCAACTTCCCAGAGGTTAGGAGCAACTGAGTTGACTAAACTAGTTTCATCATAAATGTTGACTTGTTGCGTAGATGTGTTATACTGTGTCATATGCTGATATTTAAACCAAACAATCAAGAGCATGAAGAAATTCAGCCTTTTGACATTGACAGTATAAATATCTATGCTACACTCAGTTGGGTGTATGCAAGGCATATATAGGCACATAAATTTCTTGAAAGGACAATTTCTATTATGGCATCATTAGCAGAAATCCGCGCACGACTCCAAGCCGCAGAGTCGAACAAAGGCGGTAATCAACAATCCGGCGGCGACAACGCAATCTACCCACACTGGAACATCGACGAAGGACAAAGCGCCACGCTTCGTTTCTTGCCTGACGGTGATTCAAAGAACACTTTCTTCTGGGTCGAACGTGCAATGATCAAACTTCCGTTCAACGGCATCAAAGGTGAAATGGACTCTAAACAAGTTCAAGTTCAGGTACCTTGCGTTGAGATGTGGGGTGAGGCTTGCCCAATCCTAGCAGAAGTACGCACATGGTTCAAAGACAAAGCTCTTGAAGACATGGGCCGTAAGTATTGGAAAAAACGCAGTTACATCATGCAAGGCTTTGTTCGTGAGAACCCACTTGCCGATGACAAACATCCAGAAAATCCAATCCGTAGATTTATCATTGGACCTCAGATTTTCCAAACAATCAAATCAGCACTCATGGATCCAGAACTAGAAGAGTTGCCAACTGATTTGATGCGTGGTCTGGACTTCCGTATCACCAAGACATCAAAAGGTGGCTACGCAGACTACTCCACAAGTAAATGGGCTCGTAAGGAAAGCGCATTGACCGAAGCAGAACAAGCCGCTCTTGAGGCGCATGGTTTGTTCACGCTCTCTGACTTCCTTCCTAAGAAACCATCAGAAGCTGAACTCAAAGTCATGAAAGAAATGTTTGAGGCTTCAGTTGATGGCAAACCTTACGATCCTGACCGTTGGGGTGCATACTTCCGCCCAGCTGGTGTAGCGGCTCCGCAAGGTTCTTCCACAGGCTCTGAAACTGTAGCAGAATCAGTCGCACCAGAAGCAAAGTCGGCACCTGTTTCTTCTACCAGCTCGTTTGATGACGAGGATGACGCACCTGCCGCAACGGCACCAGTGCAAAAGCCAGCGGCTTCAGGACAAAAGGCTGAAGACATCTTGGCAATGATCCGCGCTCGTCAAAACAAGCAGTAATGTTATCGCAGTTAGATCACATTATCTACCCTGACCGCTGTGAAGTTTACGAAATAGTACCTTCACAGCGGTACTTCTATCCTATATTCAAAAATGGGTCATCTAGTATAATGATGACTGCACAAGAGAAAGGATGGAGAGTTTTAGTCAACGAACAGATTAGAAGAGCTTCTAACATTGACATAGTATTACGTGACCCAGTAGAAAGAATGAGATCGGGCATCAATACCTATGTACAGCAAGTAAAAGCAGACAATCCGGAACTGGATAAAAATACCATTCTATGGTTTGCTGAAAACTATCTATTTCTTAATAGGCACTATGCTCCACAGTTTTCGTGGCTAGCTAATCTAGCCAGGTACCTTGGACCTACGTCCCTGTTGAAGTTTTATTCAACTAATGATCTTGATAGTCTAGCAGTGTTTAACATGAAACCACCGGGCATACAAGACGCTTATGTTGACGTCAAAGAAATCGCACACGGAGAAATGTATCTTAGATTGGATCAAGCTCTGATTAAAACTTGCATGGGTAAATCTTTATCTTTTGGACAGGTCTTAGACTACATACAACTTGAAGATTGTGTGGCCTACGAGTATGTTGTAGGAAGATCAAAGAAGATTTTAGAACCCATTTATGCATTGTCCAAGACTTGAACATTTTGTAAGATTTAACTTTGATGGAACAGTGAGTCGTTGTGGTCATATGATCAATGCTCCTGGATTTACAAGTCTTAACGAAATGGAATCCAGTGCTTGGTTGAATGATATTAAACAAAAGTTTGCTACAGATGTCTGGCCGTCAGAATGTGTAAGATGTCAAGAAGTTGAACAACAAGGTCTTGACAGCATACGGACCCATGCTATCAATGCCAAAGAAGATGGAGATTATCTACAGGTAGGTGGCGTACTTGACAATGTTTGCAATGCCGCTTGTATGACTTGTAACGAGAATCTTAGTACCAGGATTGGTAGTCTGCAGGGTCGTGTTTTTCCTATAGTAGACAATAGTTCTAAGTTTTGGTCTTTGCCACAAGACCGTATATGGCATTTAGACATCAACGGTGGTGAGCCAAGCTACAGCAAAAACTATCGTAGAATACTACAGAATCTTCCTCCAAATCTTAAAACATTGAGATTAAACACCAACTGT